ATTCGTCCAAATCTTCATCTTCTTCTTCCATCATGTCGTCATCTTCTTGCTCCATCATGTCATCATCTTCTTCTTCCATCATGTCGTCATCTTCTTGCTCCATCATGTCATCATCTTCTTCTTCCATCATGTCATCTTCTGAATCAAACTCGATTTCATACATAACTTCTTCATCTTGGTCCATGTCGAAATCTTCAACATCTCCGTCTTTTGAGAAAATAGCATTGATTACATCTTCTGTATCAACGTCCATTTCATCGATTTCATCTACGTGCATAGTTTCATCTAATTCTTCTTCCTCTTCTGACTCACCTAGCTTGATTAAGTATTCTGTATCAGCTTCATCGTCTTTTAAGTGAATCTGATCATCATCCTTTTTTACGATGATTCCATCTTCGTCACTCATTGCTTTGAAAACCTTTAAAATTTCTTCGTCTGAAGCATCAGTTAAATCTATTGGACTTTCTTCTGAATCCATATCCATGCCCATGTCCATATCGAATTCCATGTCCATTTCCATATCATCATCATTATCAACAGGCATATCGGTATCGATATCTGTATCTAATTCAATCTCATCTTCCATATCTTGCTCTGACAGAGATTCTTTTACTAATTGGTTGATTTCTTCCTTCATAGTAGAAGCAAGTATTCCTTTTGCATTTTGGGCGATTGCCTCTTCAACATTTTTCATTTGAATTAACGCCTCTTGTACTAAGTTTTTATTTTCTTGCATGAAAAATCTATTTATTTTAACATATAAATAGTGCCAAAACTAAAAAAATTCATTTTACAATATCTACAAAATAAAAAAAGTGGTCGATTGACCACTTTGTTTGTTTCAGTTTGATTATTGATTACTCAATTACTTCGTCGATTTTACTTTCAGATACGGCAGTAATTCTCCAATCATGAGTGAATCCTTCGTATTTTTTAGTCACTTTTGCCTCCACATCTGTGACAGAGTAACCTTTAACCAGTTTCTCTTCTCTAACTTTTTTAATCTTACCTGTGTTTTCATCAGGGAAATCATACTGAATTTTTGCTACAAAATATTTTTCTTCCATAATTTTATTTTCCTAAAAAATCGTCTAATTTTCTCATTAAGTCAACCGACTTTCCAACATAGTCGTTATTTTGTTTAGATTTTATTTCTTCCTCTAAATTTTCTTCATACTTACTTCTTTCATCAGGGTTAGAAAATAAATAAGCTCCTGGTGTTGATGGAGAAGATACTAAGTCAAAACATATCAGTTCAAAATCATCTTGTACTTCATTTCTTTCACCAACTTTTTTTAATGAACCAACACCTCTTGATGAAATACCTAATGTTACTCCTTGTCTCATTAAGTTAGCTGCTTGGTCTCCTTTAGTTGAAACTATCCCTCTTTCATGAAATCCTGGAGATGTCAATAATTTCAGTTTTCCCATTAGTATATTTTTATCCCACCATATGTCTGTGATGATGTGAGATACTCTGTCTAAGTCTATCAATGATGACTCAGGGTGGTTTAATTCTGATGTGGATAAACCCTTAGATATTGCTTGCTTATATCTTTCAGATTCTCTTTTCAAAATCCTTTCAGGATACGTTCTACCATTTCTATTTGGTGTATCGTATTTTTGAAGAACCGCATAAAACTCAAATGGATTTCTATAATCTAAATTGGCAGCTTCTTTCAAAACATCAATATTTTGAGTATCTTTCGGAGAAACCCAACCCGCATCCATTTCAATCAATATACCGTGGCCAAGCTCGCTAGCTTCTAAAATTCTTAAATTTTTCATCTAATCTTTTAAGATAAATATACGGATTTGAATAGTTTGTTAGATTTCGTCTTTTTTAGAAATCGAAAAATCAAAGTATTTGTTTTGAATCACGTTATTTTTATAGATTGATTTAACAATATTTTTTATGGATTCTTTGAGTTCATCACACTTAAAATCCATATCACGTTGGGTATACAGATTGATTTCCAAATTAAAAAATGATTTTTTTCCTTTTGATATCCCACTTGTTCGAAGGTCCAAATCTACAATATTTTTTTCTTGAAAAATTTTACAATCTATTGATTCATAAACGGAATTTTTTATTTCTCGTCCCAAACCTGAGACAACTCGGTTCCAATTATCTAACTCTTCTTTTGGTGTAACCCATGATTGAATGTTTATGTAAACTGATTTTAAGTTTTTGGAATCTACTGTCCCATACTGTGACTTTATGGGATTGAACAGGTTAAGTTTAACACTTTTTCCTTTTTTCATTAATAATGATATTACGTATGTTTATTAATGAAATAATATACAATATATGTATGATTGTCAAAATTTTTTTATACTTGTGGATATTTCTAATATATGATAATAATAAAAATCAATCAGGGTAATCCTCTTGAGAAGGCTCTCAAGACCCTAAAGTCAAAAGTAATTAAAACAAAACAAAATCAAATTTTATTTGATAAACGACAATATACAAAAAAATCTGTGCTTAGAAGAGCACAGATTCTGAAGGCAAAACATATTCAAAGTATCAAAGACAAATCAAATTGATTCTTCCAAATTTTTTAACTTCAAAAAGTTTAATTGATCGAATTTTTCAGATTTAATTTTGTCAATCGTTTCTGAAATTTTTGTTTTCATGTCCTGAGAATCTTCATTGTTTTGAAGATTAGTTAGCTTGGATATGGTACTTTCTCTTAATGTTTCAAATTTTGTCTCCAAAATTTTGATATCTTCAGAAACTATTTGAAAAAATTCTTTTTTAGAATTTTCATCCAAATTGAGTATGTAGTTATTAACAGTTTGATTTGCAACTGCAACCATAGAACTAATTGGGATATTTATATTTTCCTTGATAGATTCTTTTTTTAATGTAATAACCTTTAGAATATTTTTCTTTGCATTAACCCGTTCAAGTAAATCTACCCCTTGTGTGTAAACTAAAGTGTCAATATCGGAATAATTATTTTCAGTTTTTTTGGAAAGTGTGATTGGAAGTTTAATACTTGGCAAAACTTTGTTTAATAGATTAATCCCTTCTTCAATAAAATATTTCGCATCTTGTTCTCCTAACCCTTGGGGTGAACTCAGTTGATCATATATTGCGTATGCTTTAGACATAGCTTTATTACTCAAAACATTGTGTTTGAATTCTCGTATCGTTCTCTTAAATTCATTCTCATTTGTATAAGATTCCAAGAGATTTTTTTCTATTAGGGATTTTACTATTCCGAAGGTCATTGTCTTTTTTCAAATAAATATTATGAATTTAATAACTTATCTAACTCTTTTGAAATTTCTACCAAAGAATCTTGTGCCTGACCCAAATTTATCATCTGTGAACCTTCAATTAAATTTCTTTCCACTAAAATATTGAGATCTTTTTTCCTTGACTCTGGTGTTATTTCTGATGGTGGAGCTTCTTCTCCTCCCCCTGTTGGTGGTTCCTCTGCTCCTAAGTCAGAACCCAATGAATCCCCTCCAAATGACGAAGGTGGAGGGCCTAATTCCTCTCCTCCATCTGTAGTTGTTTCTGCTCCTGCTGTTGGTGTTGCACCTGTGGCACTTCCGTAAAGTTTATCTATATTATCAAACAAACCAGTTTTGGTTATCACAGTTGGAGTTGCTTTTAATTCTTCACCTACAGCTCTTTCAATTCTTTGTTGTTGTAAGTCTAAACGAACTTCATCATCTGACCATCCAAATATGTGTTTCTTAGCCCATGTAGATGAAGTTGCCTGAATTCCATTTCCTGGATCAGAAACCAAATCCTTATATAATAATACTTTTTCTTTCCAAACATCGATTTTTAATAAATCTGCTTGAGTGGATGGATTTGTTAATCCGATTGTAAAATTTGAAAGTTCATCTTCGAATCCTAATAAGAATAAATGCACAATTGCAATCTTATTAAGTTCGGCAATCATACTCTTTTGAATTCTGTTAATGGTACGAGCAAATCTAATATCTTGTAATGCCAAGTTTTTACCATCACCAACAACTTCTTCAAATCCTAAGAAAGCTTTTGGTACTCGAAGAGCGGTTAGTAATTTCTTTTGAATATATTCTATATCGGCAATTTCAGATAGGTTAGTAGCACCTGGCAACGTATCAATAGGTGTCGGTGCCGCTGGGTCACGTACAGGTATAAAATAATCTTGGTCAACCGCCATTTGATTGAATCTCATATCTACATTACCTGTTTTATTGTCAACGACTTGTTCCCTCTTGAATTTGTTTGCAACACGTTGTACATATGCCTCGACATCATCGTCGTTCATGTTACCAACAAAAACTTTGAATATTCTTCTTTCAGGAGCTCTTGAAGTTCGGTATATCAACATAGCGTCTTCACAAAGAAGTAATTGTTTCCAAATACGTCTTGCCTTTTCTAACATAGATGTTCCATAAGGAAGTTTTCGGTCATCACCCAATAGTCTGAAGTGAGCCATCTCCCAAGATTGGAATTCCATGTTTTTGTTTTTCCATGTGAAGTGTAACGCCTTTTTATCTTTATCTACTTCATTTTTTACATCGACAGATATTTTACCACTTGCTCCAACCTCATGTCTTTCAATTTCTATAGTCGGTAATTGTTGTACTCCAACAATTCCTTTTTCAGGGTCTAATTTCAGGTATACGAAGTTATCACCATATTTACATGTGTTTCTTGTCCACATAGGTAAATTGGTGTTGATGTCTAAGGCGTTATTAAATAAGTCCGCCAAGACCCCTTTAATTCTTTTTGATTCAGAATAAATCTGAAGAATGAATCCATCCTCATTTGTTGTTGTAGATTCTTCTGCGTAGATGTCTAATGCTGCGGAAATCTCGGGAGTATATTCCATTGATTCATAATCATATTGGGCGGATAATCTTGTTGGTTCATAATAAATTGCTTGAGAATAAAGATTATTCTCAACTTTAGCCCATTGATTTGTAAGATAATATGTTTGTTGTGCTTGAAGTTTTTCTTTCTCATACTCCTCTTTACTTTTTGTGCGTAGGAGTTCCTTTTTATCAAACTTGAATGTCGGATAGTCTTGATTTAATAATGAGTTAGGTCCAAATGTTTGTGACAGTCTTTGCCAAACCGTCATATTTTGTTCTGCCATAATCTAAATTTACTCTTTACCTCAGTAA